TAAGGGTGTTGGCATGGGAAAGCCTGACTTCAAATATGACGGTGAAACAGAATATAAATCACCAAAGAAAATGAAGCAAGGAACAAAAGGCGTTGGTATGGGTAAACCTAAGTTCGAGTATAAGAAAGGTGAAAACATGGAAGGTAAAGCTAAAAAAGTGGAAGCAAAAGAAGGTCAAGGATACGACGATAGAGAAGATGAAAAGTTATCTATGAAGCATGGTAAAATAGCTTCTAAGAAACTTGATTCTACAAAATCACGTAGAGATGATGCTAAATTCGAAAAAGAAGAAACTAAAGAAGCTGCACGTACATATGGTTTTGGTTCTAAAGACGGATCAAGAGGTCTAAGAAAAGGAATCACAAACAATAGAAACCTAACTTATGAATCATTACAAACAGAAGTAAAACAACTTAGAGAAAAAAATGAAGAGTACAGAAAAGCACTTAACATTTTCAGATCTAAATTGAATGAAGTTGCAATATTCAACTCAAATTTAGCATACGCTACAAGATTATTCACAGAACATTCAACAACTAAAAAAGAAAAAATCAATATCCTAAGAAGATTTGATGGTGTTGAATCTTTAAAAGAATCTAAAAACCTATACAAAACTCTAAAAGACGAGTTAGGTCATGAAAACTCACCAAGTAAATCTATCAACGAATCTGTTGGTAATATTAACAAAGTAGTTTCTACAGGATCATCAGCAACTCTTATGGAGAATAAAACTTACGAAGCTCCTCAGTTCTTAAGAATTAAGGATCTTATGAGTAAGATTGGATAAATAAAAATAAAAAACAAAACATACTAAAATGGGAGCATTATTAGAATCAGGTCTTGTTGGTAACATCGGTCTTAAGCACCTTAAAGTTATCAAAGAAGACACAATCAACAAATGGGACAAATTAGGCTTTTTAGAAGGTCTTAAAGGTCACCAAAAGGAAAACGTAGCTCAGTTATTTGAGAACCAAGCATCATATTTGATCAATGAGGCTGCAACAACAGACTCATCAGGTTCTTTCGAAACTGTAGTTTTCCCAATCGTTAGAAGAGTTTTCTCTAAATTATTAGCTAACGATATCGTATCAGTACAAGCAATGAACTTACCAATCGGTAAATTATTCTACTTTGTACCTCATATCCAAAGATATCAATCACCTAACGAGTTATTACCTCAAGATGGTGGAGATCACTACGCACCTTTTGGTTCACCAAACGGTCCTGCATCTCAACAAGCTGGATATAACCAAAACGATAAAGATTTATATGACCTTTTCTACGAAGGTAACGAACCAGATTTGGATCCTCCAGGTCTTTTCGATTACTCTAAAGGTACTTTCTCTGCAGAGACTTTCACAGCTTCAACTCAAGTTTGGGATTCAGCAGGTAACGCATTAATCCAATCAGGATATGGTGCAGGTACTTACAGAAAAGTTATCATGGCTTTATCTGGTTTCCAATCAGCAGGTCAAGGTCAATTAATCGGACCAGATGGTAACGAACAAGATACAGAAGCTTTCTTAGCTTCATTACAAGTGTTAAAAATCACTAACCCTAATACAGGTAATGGATTCTCAGGTGTTTCTTCACCTGTATTATTCAGAGTTGTAACTCAGGTTTATGGTAAGGGTATCGTTCAATACGGTGGTCAATCAACAACTACATTCCCTTCAACAGGAAATGGTGGTTCTTACAATAACGTTTGTGATGCTAACGGAGTTATCTATTTAGAGGCAGATCTTCAAGTTCCTTGTGAAGTTGGAGCAAACTCTTTAGATGGTTATTCTGGTTACACTTCAGTTATTGATACAGCTTACAACCAAGCGTTCAAATGTAAGTACAGAGTGTACAAAGAAATGGAATTTGAAGACAGATTAGGTGAGGTTTCTTTTGACCTTCAAGCAGTAACAGTTTCTGTTACAGAAAGAAAGTTAAGAGCACAATGGTCACCTGAATTGGCTCAAGACGTTGCGGCATTCCACAACATCGATGCTGAAGCTGAATTAACAGCTTTATTATCTGAGCAAGTTGCAGCAGAAATCGACAGAGAAATCTTGAGAGATCTTAGAAAAGGTGCATCTTGGAACTTAAGATGGAACTACAACGGATGGAAGCAATTAGGTAACAACGCAGTTCCTTACACTCAAAAAGATTGGAACCAAACGTTGATTACAGCTATCAACCAAATTTCAGCTCAAATCCACAAATCTACTTTAAGAGGTGGAGCAAACTGGATCGTTGTATCTTCTGAAATCAGTGCTATTTTTGATGACTTGGAGTATTTCCACGTTTCAAACGCAGCTCCTGAGCAAGATCAATACAACATGGGTATTGAAAGAGTTGGTACTTTAGCTGGACGTTACCAAGTTTATAGAGATCCTTACTTCCCACCAAACCAAGTGTTATTGGGTCACAAAGGAACTTCTTTACTTGACACAGGTTACATCTACGCACCATACGTACCTTTACAACTTACACCTACAATGTACAATCCGTTTAACTTCACTCCAATCAAAGGTATCATGACTAGATACGCTAAGAAGATGGTGAACAACAGATTCTACGGTAGAATTACAGTTGATGGAGTTAGAACTTTCGACTTAAGAGAATTGAGATAATCAATTATCTAACAATACAAAAGGGTCCTCAAAAGGGACCCTTTTTTTATGCTCGGTATATTTATTAACATGATTAAGCCTAACTTCAGTATTAGTTCTGACGAAGTTGTTAGAATTTTACAAATGCATGAGAATGCAACCAAAAATCATTATTTGATTAAGGAACAAGTAAAAAAAACAACTGAACTACCACCGAAAGAATTTTCTTTACCTGCACAGACTTTTAAATCAGGTTTTCACTCTGAAACCTCTTTGGATCCTTCACAAAAAAAAACAATTGAATCTGTTTTAAATCAGATAGCCAATTATATCAATGAAAAGAAAGGTATACCAATGGATATACAAATTATAACAGGAGAATCATTACCTACTAATTTTGATAATGAAAACAATAAGACTTTAGGTAAGGGTGAATTAGCCAAACTTAGAGGGGAAACTATCAAGAATATCTTGACAAGATATTTTCAAGGATTAGTGGAAAAAAAGATAATTCCTTCAATGCCACAAATACCTGAACCAAAAACAAATGTGGAATTGGGTATGAAACAAGTACCGTATATTAAAGGTACTGATAAGCCAAAAGATAAAAAATACGAAGTAGATCAATTTATTAAATTCTCGATTGTGTCATCAGGTCAAGAAACCACACAGTGTCTTGTTGGGTTAAACGTGATCGTTCAATATATTGAACAGAAAAATCCACAATTTCCTTGTAGGGGTGGTCATAATTGTGATGAAGCCATGTTTGACGTTTATTTAAATACAACCTTAATCGGAGTTGCAAATTTAAATAATGGTGGTTGTTATGCTGAAGGTTGTGATAGAAAATCATCTTTAGTAGTGACGCAAGATATGGTTAATTCGATTGTAAATAAACCAGGTTTTAATAATAGAATGACTTTATGGTATAGATGTAAATCAAGTAATTGTCACTCTTCTGTACCCGAAATTTATATTTATAACGATAAAAAAACTCAATTATTTCCAAACACAAGCTTTCCAAGTTCATGTGTTGCTCCACAGGGTGCAAGAGGTGATAAGGCTAATAAAATTTTAATGTTCTTAGATGGTTGTGGAAATCCGATCAGTGTTGATCAAACCACGTCTGCGGAGGAGATGAAAAAACTCAGTGATGAGATGATGTCCCCATCGGAAAAATATTGGAAAGAACAAACAGAATTCAGGGCAAAATTTTTTAATGATATTCAAACCAAAGGATTCAGTTTTGTACCAAATACGACAAATACAAATGTATTCGATCAAAACACTTTTGATATATCTGAAATGAATATTCAGGATAATATGCTTTTTATAACGGTTATCCCCAAAAAAAATACTACGGTAAGATATTTTTTGAATCCATATACTAACAGACCAGACAGTTACTTCGCAAAAGAACAAAAACCATTCAAAGTATTCGTACCAATTGTACCAATCAATGTGACTGAAAAAGAAAGATTATTCAAAAAACGAAATTCGCAGTTAATACCCGTAGGTGATATTGGATATTTTTCAACCTTCACTTTAACCAACGAAAAAAACGAACCGTTCAAGGGTACTAAAAATGTTATTATAAAACCTACTTTTGAATCGAATTAGTGGTATCGTATAACCGGTTCACAAATTCTTTTGTGTATTTTTTTATTTGTCTTTTAGTTCCTTTTTTTTCGTGTTTTAACTTAGGTACTTTATTTATAGATTTTTTCTGTGATGAACAAGACACAATAAAAAATAACATACTTACAAAAAGTAGAACTCTCATTTGATTATATTTTACACAAAGGTATGTGTTTTATTTGAAATAATAATATTTTAATTATATTTATTTTCAGATTTTAGTTTATTAGTCCCCAGTCTAAATGACTGTTGAGTATTCACGGATACAAAGGAATTGGTAACATAGTCAATTAACTATTGTAAAATTTAAAGAAATGAATTACGCAACAAATGTGAGTAATCCGACTGCTCACGTAACAAAAAGAAAGTCGAGATTAAAAGTCTACGGTGGGGTTAACGTCTATATGAATGACGGAGAATCTTTCGAAATTGAACTCCACAATCCAAAAACAAAACTGATCTTAGCGAAGATCAAATTAAACGGAAACTATATTTCTGATGGTGGGATTGTCATCAAACCAGGTCAGAGAGTGTTTTTAGAACGTTTCCTTGACTCCAATAATAAATTTGTATTCAGTACCTACGAAGTAAAAAATACCCGTCTTAATGAGGATGCAATTGCATTTAACGGTAATGTTGAAATTGAGTTCTACGACGAACAAGAAATAAGACACAGTTTTTTGAATTTGAATGGTAGAAACTTGTATAATAGTGGTTTAACCTATGGTAGAAGTAGTGGGGATTATATTCCACAATTCGGAACTACAATAAGTACAACGGGTGGTGTAGGATATAATACAACCACAACAACTTATAATACTTCAAACGCAACTTATACAAGTTCTGTTACAACGGATTCGCTTGGTGATTTTGAACCATCAAGTATGTTGAGATCTAAACCTGTAAAAAAAGGGAACATTGAGACAGGAAGAATTGAAAAAGGAGAGTCTTCAAAACAAAAGTTTGAGACTGTTAGCGAACAATTTAACCC